CTACTCATTTTCAGGATTGCGGAGATAGTAACCCACGCCCCGCCGCGTCACCAGCCATTTTGGATGACTCGGGTTATCTTCAACTTTTTCACGTAACCGCCGCACGGTCACATCAACTGTCCGGACATCACCAAAGTAATCATAGCCCCAGACCGTCTGCAACAAGTGTTCCCGCGTCATGACTTGGCCGATATGTTGGGCTAAGTAATGTAACAGTTCAAATTCACGGTGCGTTAATTCGATGTTTTCACCGCGTTTGGAAACCATATAAGCTTCTGGATGAATCACCAGATCGCCAATTTCAATGTCTGAATTTTCTTCAACTTCAGCTGGTTGAGCACTTGGTGCACCTTGCCGCCGTAGATTTGCTTTGACTCGAGCCACGAGTTCCCGGTTTGAGAACGGTTTGGTCACATAGTCGTCCGCGCCCAGTTCCAAGCCCAACACCTTGTCTAATTCAGAGTCCTTTGCCGTTACCATGATAATTGGCATATCATAGTTCTTCCGTACTTGTCGAGCAACTTCCAAGCCATCCATCTTAGGCAACATCAAATCTAACAAAATCAAATCAGGGTGGACTTCATCCACTTTTTGTAAGGCTTCCTCTCCGTCAGCTGCAACGTGAACTTCATAGCCTTCTTTGGTCAGATTAAATTTCATGATATCAGAGATGGGCTTTTCATCATCAACTACTAAGATTTTTTTCATAACGATTCTTCCTCCTTAGGGGAAAACAGGTTTACATTTCAATTTTTAGGGTAATTCGCGATATATTACGAGAAAACAGGTCCTTTCTCGTGTCAGGGTTGGTTGAAACTAAATTCAACACTGGTTTTAGTATATCACAAATGTAGTTGGCTTTCTTTGATTGCTAATCCGCGTGGCCGTAGTATTTCCCGGGAAATCATTTGCCAGTTCAAGCAATCGTTTTCACCAATTAATTACTCAAAAAAACACTTTTTTCGAAAAAACTTTCGAAATAGTGTTGTCAGAACTCAAAATTCATGATATTATATTTTTTGTTGAGTTATGGGCAGTTAGCTCAGCTGGCAGAGCAACGGACTCTTAATCCGTGGGTCCAGGGTTCGATCCCCTGACTGCCCATCATAAACCATTAACCAGTTTTCATGCAGTGTCAAAAACACCGTGATTACTGGTTTTTTTGTGTTTTAAATGCAAGCACCGTTATCATTAGATGTCATTGTTTTTCAATAAAAGTAAGCCAATTAGTAAGCCAAAAATATAACAAAAAAGCCACTGTTTTCAGTGACTTAATACTTGCGCGGGGCAGTGACTGTTAGCCAAATTTTGGTTAGCAGTTTTATATTATATCCAATTCCTTGAAATCTATGTTCTCAAATTCTTTTTTAAATGCGATTCCTAAGTCCTCAGTGTAACATTGAATGTCCTTGTACTTTTTCTTCATTGCATCTTCATTACTGACATTTTTATACCCAACTGGACAAACTAAATGAAACGGGTCAATTAAAAAAGCTACTAACCAATTTTCTTCATTTTCAATATTGCCTGGATTGCTAATTGCATAGATAAGAAATACTCTAAATGTTCCACGCTGATCTAGCGTATCATCGCAATTGACATATGTCTCATACACTACATCTAAATATTCGTCCAGTTTTTCCTCACCAAGTACATTAATCATGATACTTTTAATTCGGTTGCTATTTTCACGGTTAAATGCAATTGATGTTAAATCACATTGCAATATATTAGGATTTTTACATAATGTACATAAATTAGTTTCTAACGATGTATCATGAAGTAAAAATCTCTCTGGTAAATAATTTGAAAATGAAACGCCTGGTAACTTCACGCTTTTCTTACATGTTTTTAAAAACAAAATTTTGGCTTGCGCATTATGAGCATTCAATACGTTTGCTGGACCATTAATTAATGATAGACCAGATGAAATATTGGCTTTGACAACATTTGTTATCAGTTTGGTATTAAATCTTGGACTGTTCGTTGACATAGTTTACATAGTCCCTCTTTATCTCATCATTATTCATTTTACAATGCTTTTGGCCTTCTTTGTAAGCGTTCCTCCAAGCACTGTCTTGATGGGATCTTTCTACCAATCCAAAATCGTTAACCTTATTTATTTGGGCTAATAAATCATCAATAAAGCTCCATACTTCTTTTTTATTTGCATCACTAATCTCTGATTCGACGTATTCATCTGAAACATCTTTAAATCCATTAGTTTGATGGTATTCTGCAAACACACTGTTTATTACGGGTCCATAAGACCAAGCCTCAAAATCAGCTTTAAATAGACTGCGTGGATATTTTTCTTGTTTTGAAAAATCTGTCTCCTCGTCATAGTCAATATTACCGTATGTTGCCGCATAAAAAGCCCAAAGAAAATATAATGATTTTTGCATTTTAAGTGGTGTCGGATTATCTAAGAAGTTAACTATATGACTTATGAGAGTCTCGATGGAATCAAAAAAGTAATTTTCATTATCCATAATAATCATCCTAACTATACTTGTTTAATTAATGCTAACATATATAAATAGTCAATCGCAAAACATTTCAAAATTTAATTATATTTTCTCTTTAAAGGTTTCAAGCGCCCGGTTCTTTAAGTAATTGAACTTGCTAACGCTAACCGATAATTGGTCACAAGCTTCATTCCGGCTGAAACGTTTCTCAATAATGTAATCATGTAAGATAAATTGATATTGTGGATCACCAATTGCATTGAGGGCGTCTTCGACCTCTTTTAGCTGGTAAGACAGGTCAACATGGTTTATCAGACGGCTTTCAGCACCGTTTCGGCTGCTATGGCTTGATACTCCATCGAATGAGGGGCTAGAAACTTGATTAAAAGCCGTCAAATCACGTTTTAGTTTGGCATATTGCTTTAATAAATTACGAATTTTCTTAACATCTTGGCGCATTGGAATCACACTTTCTGGTTCCAGATATATGTATTAAAAAACGGGGCTATTACACCCCGTTCCGGCTAATATCAACACAATGAATACTTATATTATAACACTTAAAACAAATATTTTCACTTATAATTGTTTCACATGAAACACATTCACTTTAAAACTTATCCGGTTACTAAGCCGCGCAATTGTTGAATCATGCTGACAACTTGATACGGTGTTTTTGTCATATCAGTTACTCGGTTTTGATACCAGAATTGCGTCAGCAAGGACACCGCAAAATCGTACTGTTTATAGACAGTCAGATCTTCATTCTTGCTAACGGCCGTCTGCACGTAGTCCTTAGCGGCGTCTAAATAGCTTTGAATCATTGGATCATCTTCGGTTACATCAATCCTTAGGCTTAGTTTAATATCATCAACGGTTACAGCCATTTAATCACTCCTTTTTAGGGGGGGTGGCGAATCAACACCCCCTTAGTTTTAATTTATGTATAGGGGGTGTCTAAAATGGACACCCCTTTGTATAGCCGTCCCCAAAAGTGGGTACGATTATTTACCAGCAGTTGCGGTTCCTAACGCCACGTTAATTACAGCGGTCTTATCAATCACTTCATAATCATTCCGCACAATGACGGAAAGTCCTTGACTGAACTGGTCGAACTTGTCCCATTGGGCAGTTACTTGGTTACGCCGGAAAACAGCCACGGCTTGTGATAAGTCCCCCGCAATCATTGGGAACGTCCCGTCCGCATTGTTAGCCAGTAATTTATCACTGATCATGACGACTGGTGCCCCTAATAAGGTGAAACCACTGGGTGCTGTTGGATTAGGCTGTAATAAGTAACGGCCCTCGGTGTCCTTGAGTGTATCAAGGTAATTGAACCCGGATTGGTTCACTAACCACATTTTGCTCAAGGCGGGATCTAACGTCACGTTGAAAATCTTTTTAAGATCATCAATACTGGTTGCCGTTGCTTTAGTAAAGTTGCTACCAGTTAACAGGCCCATGATCTGCGTGTTGTCCGTGTTATCAACCAATTGTTGTAATTGGGTTTTAACTTCGCTGACAATATCAACTTCGGCGTCTTCGACCACTTCATTAGATAAGGCAATCTTACCCGCCCGGGTCTTCACATCAAACGGCACTTCCGTAAACATATTCGCGTTAACGTCCGCAATATCAGCGAGTTCTTCCTTAGTAGCTAGTACCGCAGATTGTTGGCTGGTGGCAATTGGATAAGTCCCGGAACCGCTAGAAACTTGCTTAACCGTTGCATATTGGGCAAGGTTGTAATTAGATTGCTTTAATTGGAAAACAGGGGTAATCAGTTCCTTAGGAATAACGGCACTGGCACCGTCCGTCTTTAAACCGTCCCGTGTTTCCCCGTGTGTCCGTACATAAGCTTCAAAGGCGGGAACACCGGTCTTGTTGTCATCTTCATTCGTGTTTGGATCAATAATTGTTTGCTTTGCCATATTATCAGGCTCCTTTTCTTGATTGATAAATTTTTCGTAACTACGACTTTCAATTTGAATTACTTGCTGAACACTCGACTGTCCATAACTTGGAATAGCCGTAGTCGTTAATTCGTATAAGTCTTTGATATGGTTGACCGTTCGGGTAACTTGACCGCTCGCAGTATCTTGCGTCCAAGTATCATCGCCATTGTCTAAATCAAAGGTAAACGAGCACCCACCGATTACCCCATTTTTAATATTGTTATACGTATCCATCGCATAACTAACGCTAGGGTCTAGCTCCGCCGTAAACTTTAAACCCGTATCATCAACGCTCGTGGTAAGGGTGCCGTTGTCGGCCCGGGCTAACGGTTGCGCCCAATTATGACTATTCAATAGGACTAATTTTGACAAATCCAAGCCATCAAGGGCGGCGGGATCAATCATTTCAACAAATTCGGTGCCATCATTCGTACTCATTTTCAATGAGGGGCTATTGAACACCACGGCATAACCAGAAATAACTGGCTTGCCGTCAACTTGTTGGGCTTGCGTGGCTGGTTCACCTGAATTGGACTGATCCTGATTTTCGGGTTCGGTTGGGACGGCGTCGCGTTTTTCCGCTTTCAGTTCAGCCGCCAAGGTAAATCGTTGCTTATTCTTCACTCGTATTCACTCCATTCTTTTGTAAGTTTAAGAAAATATTGCCATCGTCAGTTGGTGGCAAGCCAATCTTGGCCCGAGCTTCGTTACGGCTCATAACGCCGCCAGTGAAACCAGCCACCGCTTGGGCTTGTTGCGTTTGCGGATCAAGGCTCAATAGCTTGTCCGTATTAAACGTAAAGTCATGACCAAACTTGAACGACAGCTCGCTGGTAAAGCTATCAAAGTAATGTTGCAACGTGCCTTGAAGATACTGCACGCCACTTTGCTCTTGGTTAGAATGATCGTTCTCAACCCCTAAGCGCTCCGGTGGTAAGCCAAAGGCTTTAGCAATTTGTCGGGTCGTCCAGTCATTCGAGTTGACCAGTTTTAACACATCGGTATTTAAGGATAAGTTACTAATATCCATCGTGTCATCGGTCACAATCGTGTTGATCGCGTTATCACCCGTATTGGCTTCATCAAACTGGTTACGAATATTGCCCTTGGCTTCCGGCCCTAAATCAGATTGATGGACTTTAATAATCGTGGTGCCGTGCACACCAGCAGTAAAAAAGCCGGTTAGCAATTTATTGCCGGCCGACTGAATCTGGCGCTCATCTTTGAGGGCATATAGAGGACTAATTCCCGATACGCCGTCTTTGGTGAAATATTTAAAATGTAAAATGTTGTTGGGCGCAATCTGACGACTATTACCGCCAATTGGGGTATAGGTGTAGGTCAACGCCCCACTGACGTCATCTTGTTCAACTGTCATTTGGTTATTTTGCACAAATTTAAGTGTGTGATTAGGCAAAATCTCCGCAAAACTATTGCCATTGAGTAACAGGTTGGCCGCCAACGCATATTTGAAATGGTAGCCGTCCATTTGGCTATTGGGGGTCTGATTAATCATCGTGTTAAAAATGGCCGTATCGCAAACAATCGGATTGCTGGCAATGTCGCTCGCAATAATGTTAATTGCCGCGTAAATGTCACTATTACGCAACACCGCCGCACTCACAAACGTATACGGGTCATTGCTTGATAAACTAACCAAGGCGTCAGCTACCGGATCATGCGTGCCGCTGGTGGTACTGCTTTTAACGAAAAAACTCATTTAATCACCTCACCTTCTTAATTGGTTGGTTAAAACTCATCGCGGTTCTTTTCATAATTAATTAATAAAGCTAAGGCTATTAAACTTGCGCCGGCTAACATCAAAGCCGCATTAAGCCCTAACCAGCGGCCAAAACCGATTACTAGTAGCAATATTCCGAACAGTAATAAACCGGTTTGGAAATAATTAAAACAAGTCTTTAGCAGTCGCTGTTTTGTAATAATCTTCTGCATGTTGTTGCGCCTCACTTTCTTGGTAATAGTCCATACCCGCTACAAACGCGTTAATTAACGCCGCAATCGGGTCAATCCGGTTACTGTTGCGGGCTTTATCAAGTTGCCAACCATTGTTTAGCACTTTCAAGATGGCGTTATTGACCGCATAAGCGAGAATCTTGTTACCGTTATGTTTAATCTTGTCATCGTAAAGCTGATCACGAAAATTACGAGTTGGAATATTCAAAGTTTTAGTTCCTTGTCGCACTTCAAACAGTGGGTAGCTTAATTTCTCGAATTTTGTAATTAACGTTTGCGCGTTATACGGGTCATACGCGATGGCTTTCACTTTCCAGTTGTATTTTCCGACTAGTTTTTGTACAAAATCAAATAGCTCGTCATAATCAATAATGCCACTATCTAATCGAGTAATACTACACTCACCCGCCCGCTCCATTGACTGGTAATCAATCCCATCACGTTTAATCTTAGAATCAAGGCCGTACTTAGTGCCCACAAACGAATGACTATCACAATAAAACTGGCCGTTGCCAATTGGTATCAACCAACTAACCGCGGTCAAGTCATTACTTTTGGATAAATCAATGCCAATATAGGCGTCACGATTATGTAAGTCGGGCACCTTTGCCAATTTACCAGCGGCCCAATCGTCCGCGGAAATATAACTATCCTCACTAGCTTGCAACCACATATTGAAGTTCTTAACCAGTACCGGAATGAGATTATTTTGCTTGATAGCAAGGTCAACATCGGCCTGAATCTTTTCCGTCATGCGTTGTTTAACGTGTGGTTCACTGAATAACGGGTTGGCCTTGATCCAATTGGCTTGATCGTAAATTTCTTCGCGGTCGTCCAGTTCCCAGATTGCCACAAAGTAACGGTCAGCTTCAGTCTTGCCCTTTAAAACGTCCGTCAGCATGTCATACTCGGCGTGCATTGGGACATTAAGGTTAAGACCCGAGGTGGAAATTACCGCCAGCAGAGAATTATCCTCTTGCGCTTGACCAGACTTCAAAACGTTGTACACCTTGCGGTCTTTAGCTTCGTGCCATTCATCTAAAATAACAGTAGTCCCGGCATAACCATCAAGCGTACTGGTATCACTGGCAAGGGCCAAGGCTTGCGAATCAGTTTCTAAGTCAGTAATGGCTTGCTTCTGTACCTTAATCCGTTGCCGCATGTACTTCGATTGCTTGCGGACTTGCCGTAGCCCACTTGAAAGCATGTCGTAGCCTAATTTAGCTTGTTTAAGGGCGTTGCTGACGAATAATACTTGTCGGTTGCGGGCGGGCTGACGTTCCCTTAAAAGGCCATTAGCGGCCATACCAGAAGCTAGATAGGTCTTACCGTTCTTCCGTGCCATACTAATGAACGCCCGATCATAACGGCGATTGCCGGTTGCTTTTTCACGCCAACCATACAGCTCACTAATAAGCCATTTTTGAAAGGGCTGCATGGTGAGTTGGCTACCATCAGTCTTCGGCATTAATTCGATAAATTTAACCGCCTGTGCCGCTTTGTCTTCGTCATAGTAGAACGGGAAGCTGTCTTCTTTAGAACGGCTTAAATCGCGTTTAAATCGCTCACACGCCCATTTAATCTTTTGACCAGCCAACACTTGGCCCGATAAAACTTGGTCAACATATTCAATCATGACAACATCGCCTCGAAAGTATCTTCGGGTGTCTCATCTTTCTGCTTGTTTAATTCCATGCGGGCCCGGCTCGATAGCGACATGCCTAAATCATTGGCTAAGGCTTTTAAATCTTTCATTGCTTGTGATTGCAAGGCCACGTACGGGTTGGGCTTACGGGCGCCAGTCTCTTGATTAGTTTGTACCAGTCCGTTCTTACGAATATCATTCTCACAAGTCTGTACGGTGGCATAAGCACGGCAATAACTGGCTAACATGGCCCGGTCAAGTTCACTAATTGGGGTATTGGCCTTTAAACAAGGCGCTACCCGTTGCCATTCAGTTAAGGCCCGATCATGTAACCAATCTGGCGGGGTTAAATCAAGCACCGGATAATCAAATAACGCTTTTTCAGCGTCTTTACGTTGATCACGCTCATCATTGGTTAAGTGTTTCTTCATACTAGCTAATGGTTTTACTTTTCGGCCCATTCGATCGCTCCTTTCGTTTAAATTTACGCACCAAAAAGCCCCCACGGGTTAGACCCTAGCGGCTGATTGATACATATATCCAGAATTCGTTTATTATATCTATATCATCGCACATATCTCTAAAAAGTGCAAATAATAACATGTATATATTTACACGTTACCCCCTGACTGACTATTTGTTCAAATTTCGCATTATTAGTAGGGATATTTCACAATCCAGCAAAATCAGCAAAAAATCAAAGTTAAAAAGGGACTTTTATAAACACAAAAGTATGCTGTCCGCTCCTTTTTGGTCGACCATAGCCCCCCATATCAACGTTTCTGGGCTGTCATGCTGTTTTGAATTAATCTCGTGGACGAAAATTGCGCAGCCAAATTGGATTGCTCACTCGGCCGAAAACTTGGCGCAGTCAATTGCCACTTTTGGCAACGTAGACGCAAAATGCGGATTGGTTAACAAGGTCGAAAATTTCTACTCAGTAGCTCGGCTGAAAGTTCAGCGCAGTATTGCGCAGATCTATTGCCTAAGTTAAACTTAGCCAGTCTGGTTCATTCAGCGGAAAACTCCGCTCAGCTAAAAAGCGCCGTACCTTTCAGCACGACACTCATTGGTTATTTAGTTGGTTGCTCCCGTTGTTCTCTAGCCAGTCTAGTCTTCCAGTTATGGTGTCGGTAGCACAATGTTTGTAGGTTACTTTCATCTAAGCGACGTGACCAGTTGTCTTTGATTTCGATAACGTGATCGACCACATCGGCTTTACGGATCACCCCATCTTGGTAGCACTGTACACATACCGGATTGCTTTCAAGGAACCGCCGTGACAACTTGCGCCATGCTGACGACTTGTAGAATTGTTGATACTTACTTTCATCAGAATCGTACATGCGTTTGTGATACCGCCACTTGTTAGTGGCCTTGCGGTGCTTCTCGCAGTAGCGTGTGTCATAGGCAACCAACGTCCGACAACCCGGGTGCTCACATTGCTTCATTGGCTTAGCCATGACCGTTGACCTTGGTTAGTGTGACCACGTCATAAGCATTCATATCGCTATCAGAACTAACGCCAGCAACCTTATACTCAACACCATCTAGCAACGCTAGTAGTGCTGTGGTAATACGTTCATCATGGCGCACCGCAATTAGCTGGTTAGTTGTCGCAGTTGTACCAGTAAGGCTAATAGTGTTACTGATGGTCAACGTATACTCACCACACCAGACAGTGAACAGTGGCACGAATTGTTGCTTGGTTGTGCCGTTTATTAAATTTTCAACTGACTTAACGGTGCCAAACTGTGCCCGCTTATTTAGTCGACTTAGATTATAGTTCTTCATTAGTTAACCTCACTTGTAAATAATCATGGCACAATATTCTACCAAAGCAGAATCTTCATCTTCACTGCAAGCATTCGTAGAAAACTTAACATCTAAGACATCATAATCCTGCGTTTCCAAACGTTTAATTGCCGATGATACCCCCGTGTCTAGTTCTCTTGGTGTTGGCCGAACTACTGTTTTTGTTTTAATCATTATAGTTAGATCCTTTCTATCATGTTAATCATCTAATTGTTCCAACATCTTGTACGCATTTTTGCGTTGTTCTTCATCGCTTAAAGGATTATTCAAAACTTGGCTTGAAACGTTTCGGATAACGTAGGCGTCAGCTAACCAACCTTGACTTGATTTCTTAAAGTGATCGTCACTAAATTGTGCATATATGGGGTACATGAGTTTTAAGTCTCTTACAGTTTCTGGCTCATATTCTCCATCTTCATTTGGGGCAAAGTTCCCAACCAATCCTTTATCTTTTGCTTTTTGAGTTGGCTCACCATTTTGATCTAAAGCACCTTCTTTAATCAAGGCTCTGTAAATACACGATTTTAATTCATTAACTCTATTTGAGACAATTGGCCCATATTGTTTAACGTAAATGTCAAAAGCTTGCTCAACTAAACTTGGATAAATTACTTTCATTTTTCATTTTCCTCCTGTACTGGAAATGTTTGTTTTAACGTGGTCCACGTGGTCCGGTGGTCCAAACGTTGATATCAGCACTTCAAAGACCCCTTGACGTGGTCCATATGGTGGTCCAACGTGGTCCACTTGGTAAATTTCTGATTAAACTTCGCGCATATACCCATGTAGACGTTGGCCATTCATTCTAATTCGTTGACTTTTCCACCCGTCCATATTGTCCATTAACAACTTAATTCGCTTAGCTTCCGAGTTTGTTCGCCCGGTTAAATAACGATCAACTGTTTTATGGAAGACAACTTCCATAATTTCCCGAGTTGTTGTTTGATTGAGCAGTTTCCGTTCATTGCTAACTTGATCTTGTAGCCACTTAGATTGCTGACCGTAGTCACTGACATAGCTTTGTTTTAAGCTGGTACTCATTTTTCCCCAATCTGTGGGAACTTCCATTGCTAAAAATTCTTCAATGGCATCTCGCATAGGGTCAACAGCTTCCGCAGCCATCTGATACGCCTTAGCCTCTTTCACGGTGGCCTGATCCAGATATAGCAGTTCGCCATTCCTAAACCAATACGCGGCCTCCGCCAATACTTGAAGTATATAATTCTCGTCCGGGTGCCATACATCTAATTTGGCCTTGTTGACCCCACATTTAATTGGATAGAAGCGCCGTTCACCGGTCGCGTCCTTTAAATAGTCGGTTTGGTTAGTCGTGCCAATAAATACGCATTTACGCGGGTGTGGCAACGCATAGCGGCCGTAACTATTCCGATATGTGTCGGATTGTGCACTAATAAAATTTTTAATTCCCTCAACGTCCGTTTTTTTCATGGCGGAAAGCTCGGCAACTTCAATAATCCAACTACCTTGTAACTGTTGATAATCGTCTTTCTGCTTCCCCATTCCTTTCAACGAATCATTGAATTTATCTGGGTATAGATTCTTACCAGCCGTACTCTTGCCAAGTCCTTGGCTTCCCTCTAAGATAGGGACAATTTCAAACTTAACTCCGGGAACATAGGCCCGGGCAATAAGACCAGTTAGCCATTTCTTAGTGATGGTGCGGGTGTAGTGATTATCTTCGGCACCTAAGTAATCAATGAAATAACGTTCAGCACGTGGCTGGCCGTCCCATTCTACCGCTTCAATACGAGCCTTAACCGGATTGATTGTCTTGCGGCGTGCTTCTGTAACTACCGCGTCGGTAATGTTTTCCTTGCTGAATAACAGGTTGTAATGATCTTCAATATAACTTCTCAATAACGTGTCATCACTATCATTCCAAAAACCTTTTTTGAACAGTGAATTGTCTGCTTGTGGTGTTTTGACAATTTGTTCCGAGAACTCGTCAAAGACAACTAGTCCTTTCAACATTTCGTCATGTTCCATAATTAAACGGATATTGTAAAGAGACTGTGTTTTGATCCCATCGTCCGAATTTTTTTTAAAATCATTCTGCCAATCAGCGTCACGTTGCATTTTGATAACATTATTGGCCGCTTCTCGGGTATCTGCTGGTAAATCCATTGCTTTGCCCATTAATGAACCCCCTTACTCTCTCGTTTTAAAATGGATTGAAAAATCACATTAACTTCCTTGCTTGGTAGTGCCGGATCAACGAACGAATCATTGATCACTGACAGCATGTTATAGACTGTCTTGGGATCAGCACCGACGCCAAACATACGACCGGCAATTTTAGTTAACCAAGCATTGCGATTACCTTGGGTTGTCCCAGTTACCATTTCATCTAACAAGCGACCGGTATACTTCTTTTGGCGTGTGGCATAGGCGCGTTCTGACGGCCAGTTCACTTTTTGCCCCGTCAACTTATCAACTAGCCATTGAGGAGCCGGCTTAATATCAGCCAACGTTCGGCCACCTAAGGGTTCATACACTTTGCCGTTAATCTCACTTGGTGCAATCACCGTGAAGTCACTTAGCAAGTCAATCCCGGGCCAAACGTCAATTTTGCGAACCTTAGCACCCGCGTATTTAAAAAAGTAATGTACGCCATTGTTAGCCGTCCGTTCAATGTAGGTATCATTTGGCAACGTCAGCCCTTGATTAAATAGTTGTACCAAGCTAGTCCGACCGTTTTTAGTTGGCTCGTGCATATCGACATCGACGATCAATAAATCTGATAAATCCAGTCGTAAACCTAAGTTATAATCCGGGTGATTTTCAAACCATGCAAAGATGGTTCCTTGATCAATAGTTGCGTCTTTATAGCCTGACACTCCTTTGGGCGGCTTCTTCGTATTCTCAATCAGTGGGTAAACCGCATAGCCTCGCTGGGCCAGCTCAATGGCTTTATCAAGCGTTGCGAACTCTTTCATTTTTCAACACCGCCTAATCTTCGGGACAAATGTCATTGCTAACTGCCATAATCGAATCAGCAACATTTTGCATGTTTTCAACAACGTTTCCAGCGCGGTGGTCTGCGAAAAATAATCGTCCTGCCCATACATTTCCTTGATTAACTGAAGCAGACACCATATCTAAGTAGTCAATCGCCATTTGCAGATTGTCACGTGCCACTGATAAATTCTTAGCTTGTTCTATTAATTCACTATTTGTCATTTTCCATTCTCCTTATTCGTGTTAAAATAAGGGAAAGCATATTTTTGATTATTTCTTTCTGACCTACTACTCGCCAAAGTAAAGTAGGTCTTTTTTGTATGCTTTCCCATGCGACTGACCTCACATTCCAAAATACCGACGCGGGTTCTTGATTAACTTAACCACCACGTTGCCAACAAACGACACAATCATAAACTTGATTGCCCATAAAACTACTGTTGCTATCATGAAATCACCTCCTCAAATTTATTCTGCCCCCGCACGGTGCAATTAAATTGTTTTTGAGGCTAAATACTTATCTAGCTCTTTGCGTTCAATGCGTTTTAATCTACCAATGCTAGTTACCTTTAAACCGTCATTAATCATCTTATAGACTGTATTCACACTACCAATGTGAAGCTCTTCCATCACTTGCTGGTACGTAAGCCAGCTTTTGTCTTTGCTATTCATATAAATTCACCTCTTCTCGATTACATTTAAACAGTAACATAAATTACTGTATGGTTCAAGAAAAAAATAACTGCTAACGATTATTTTTTTTATCCTTTGCAGTTAAGTCCGAGTTGTTGTATATTCTAAATATAAGGAAGTGATTGTTTTGATTAAAATAGATTTGAAAAATCTGGCAAAATCGAAAGGTTTTACTCTGACAGACATTTCAAAGGCTACTGGTATTTCAATGAACACACTATCAGTATTAGGCAGAAACGTGTCAACAGGTATCCAATTCGATACCCTTGATAAAATATGTCGCTTTTTAACCTGTACACCGAATGATATAATTAAGGTTTTACCTGATGATTATATAGTTCAAGTGCCCGCCCAAAAAAGCAAAGACGACGCAATATACGCCATAGGGGTAAAAGAAACAGTCATACACAAATCAATTGTCGAAAATTCTATGTATGATGCTGATGCCGAAGAAAACATTTTTTATGTAAAATTAATTTCATGCACTGATAATGAAGCAATCTTTTTTGTTGGTTTGCCAGTTGGCAGTGGTTTTTTTAATACACCAACCGAGTCGGAAGAGAAAACCACAAAATGGCTAGTGTCACTCAACGAAAGAAATCGAGCTTCCATTAGTAAACAAGCTACTGGGATATATTTAGAAAATTATTGGAATAAAAAAATTGCTCTTCCCCAAAAAGTCTCTATTGTATTTAACGTCCCCAATCAAGGAAGCGTATATAGCTTTACATTGCACGAAAAAGATGATCATGTTTTATTGGAAGATCATTAATAACTATGTTTGAGTATTAATATGATTTTTCTTACATAACACTGCCCCCGCACGGTACGTTATGGAGGAAATTATAAATGGCAACAATCAAGAAGTATCAGGACAAGGACGGGAATACCCGTTATCAGTTTCAAGTTTATTTAGGTGTTGATCCTCAAACTGGTAAAAAGAAATCAACCCGGCGTCGGGGCTTTAAATCAAAAAGCGCTGCTCGTATTGCTTTATCCAGAATTGAAGTAGAGTTACAGCAAGAACCGGTTTTACCAGTTGATAACAATATTCTCTTCGTTGACGTCTATCATGAATGGTACGACCAGTATATTAATACCGTTCGTGAAAGCACTTGGGCACGGACTGCTGGCATGTTCGATAATCACATCTTGCCGTTGTTTGGTAACAAGCGGTTACGAACCATCACCGTCAACCAGTGCCAGCGTGCTGTTAATTTATGGTTTAAAGAAGTCACGTACAATTACAAGCGTTGGTACAATTATCTGGTATCAGTCTTTGAATACGGCTTAAAACACGGCTATATCACACATAATCCAGCTAGAATGATTACAATGCCGGTCAAGCCGGATAGTTGGGGTGATAAGCCCGATAACTTCTGGGATCGCGATCAACTAAAGACGTTCTTCAAGTGCATTGACCAACAAAAAGATCCCGAAAAGTATTGCCTCTTCCGGGTACTAGCGTTTGCAGGCGTGCGACGCGGCGAGTGTTTAGCCCTGACATGGCAAGATATTGACTTTGTCCATAAGACCTTGCGGGTTAATAAAACACTTACCCAAGGGAAACGCGGCAAGCAGATTATTCAAGCCCCTAAGACAAAAAAGGGCCGCCGCACTGTCAGCTTAGACAATACGACGGTAGAAATATTACAACGCTGGCATAAACAGCAACGTGAGTATTATTTGTTTTTAGGTTTTAATACGTTACAGCCGGATCAGTTAGTTTTTGCTAACACTAAGAACGGTTTTAAATCGCTTAATACTCCGGGTAAGTGGTTAAAGCGGATCATCACTGATTACCACCTAACCCCTAGTATTACCGTACATGGTTTTCGACACAGTCACGCCTCCGCTTTGTTTGCCGCTGGTGCCACCATTAAAGAAGTACAAACCCGATTAGGCCATGAGGACGTTGCAACAACCCTAAATGTTTACACACACGTCACTAAGGGCCAAAATCAGCAGGCGGCCAATAAGTTAGCTAATTATTTAGGCTTTTAAACTTGGCATATTCAGGCACTTTTTACCAAGTGGACCACGTTGGACCACCTAATGGACCACGTCAAGGGGTCTTTAAAACGTTGATATATCAACGTTTGGACCACCGGACCACGTGGACCACGTTAAAAAAAACATTTCCAGTTCTAGCAGGAAACTGGGTTATTTTAACACTTCATAGTAAAAGTAAGCCAATTGGTAAGCCAAAGGTAAAAAGTCTCACGTGAAACACCGCATAAGCACTGGTTTAATAGCGTTTATGTTTCAGTTGGGTTCAAACCCCTGACTGCCCATCATATAACCACACTAATCAGTTTTCACGCCGTGATAATCCACCGTGAAAGCTGATTTTTTTATTCCTACAAAAAAGCCTCAGGAAGCACAACGCAAAGTGCGTGTGACGTCCCTGGGGCTTTTTCTAACGATCTAATGTTTACCATCAGCGTAGCTAAGTAACTCAATTGCTAGGGTTATTCTTGATCAATATGGAAATAACCTTCAGGAGCTGCACTCGGCTGTGCTTGATGCCAATGTTGGCTACTACTTCCATATTTAGTTGGTTGTGGATCCGGTCCCATTGCAACAAAGCGCCGGCCCAATGCGTCCATAAAAATAACGACCCGCTGATATTCACGCGCAGGTGCAACTAACGTACAATTCTCATGCTTAATGCCGTAAACATCTACAAAATCCATTCCGACCACTTAGCTTTCTTGTTTAGCTGACAACCCGTCACTTCAAATAAAAACCGAACCAGTTAATGATAATGGTTCGGCCCAACAGTTACTATTGTGGTTGAACGTTCGTTGCTTGGGGGCCACGATCGCCCTGTTCTTCATCATAAGTTACTTTTTGACCTTCATCTAAGGTTTTAAAGCCATCAGTTTGAATCGCTGAAAAATGAACAAAGACATCGGTACCGTCTTCACCCGTAATAAAACCAAACCCTTTATCCGCATTGAACCATTTTACTGTACCATTCTTCATTATTAGATAAGTCCTCTCAGAACTGACTGCAGTAACAACATCGTTAACCTTGGGAGCGCCAATCAATCATAACGTTCCACGCGTTAAGTGGCTTAAGTATATCACATCCCTAGTTTTTAATCGCTGAAAACGGTGTGCATAACGTATGACTTTCCCCCATGATTCCTGCATACTGAGGTGTAAAGGGGTGACTAAGT